AATCTTTGTCCTTGAACTTGTCGTCTAAATGTTTTTCCACTGTCTGTTTCTGACAGTAAAGTCTTTTGATTGTTTTTAATATTAACAGCGTTAAAATTTGTACTAGGAAATGCACCACTCATATAATCGCCATCTTACCCTTTTCATTAACAGCATTGTTAATCATATTTACTATAGTACCTCTGCTGTTTACTAATAGTTCATTGAAACCTCTTGCATCTACAGTATTTATGTTAAAATTCACTGTAACTGGCTGTCCCATACCAAGTTGATTATTTGGTACTATAGTTCCAGCCTGATCTGGTACAAACAACTCAGCACCTCGTTCACCGACTATACTTGGCTGTCCTACTGGTGGTCGCCCACCTTTTTCAAAACCTCTAATTTTATTGACTAAACCCATTCCAAATTTTATTGCCGCCCCAACAGCTAAAATATTAAATGGAAAAGGAATACTTGCGAAAGTTTTTAATGCACCCTCATAAACACTTATCAATGCTTTTTTTACTGACGACATTATCATCATACTTTCTGATTTTTCTATAGCGGCACTAATCGCTTTACCAATCAAAGCCTCGACCAATGATCTAATAATTGATTGTGCTAGACTTTGAAAATTTAGTTTTCCTGTCATTACAAAATCAGTAAGTGTTGTTTTAAGTTGTTTGAAAGCATCTTGACCAGCTTTAGTAAAAGCGTCAAAGGTATCTGCATTCATAGCATCATTAAATCCATCTTGAAAATTTTTTGCTTCTTCTTTTAGTGAATCAAAAACAGTGACAGTTTTTTTTGCGTTTTCCATGAGTTCATTAAATGCTTTTTTATCGGCAAGAGTATCGAACAAAGTATTGAAATCATTATCTAGTAATCCTACAGCATCTGTAAAAACTTCTATCTCTTCTTCAGCATCTTTTAGTCCCTCTGGTACTGGTGGTTTCTTTTTTATTTTAATTATGAAATTTTCATGTGTTTTTACAGCCCTCATTATGGCATCTTCATATCCCTCAGTATCTTTGATAAGTTTTTCAAATGCTTTCATCTGCAAAATTTTATCTTCAAGCATCGCTATTTTTCCGTCTAGGATAGTAATTTGATCGTTAGTGACTTTTAAAGGCACTTTATCGTCTAATGTAACTATTGCGTCATCTAGCTTACTAAATTCATCAATAGTTGGACTCATGTCGATTATTGGTTTTATTGTTGGTACTACTAACTCTTTTTTTTGTTTATTTAGTTCTTTAAGTAGTAGTTCTGCTGTTTCTAAATTATCGACATCTTCTACACTCATCAGCCTAAGATCAGTGCTTTCTCTTGCATCGTCCATTAATTTTTGTATCTGACCAATTAAGAATGAGACAGCACTAAAAGCAACAAACGCTTTTTTACCAAATAATAATGCTGCTATTAATCCTGAAGTTTGAACAAAAGTAGGTAGGCTTTGAAATCCAGATATTGCTGTACCCATAGAATCAGTTACATTTTTTACTGCTGGGGCAACATCTTTAATAACATTCGATGCGTTTGTAATAGCACCAGCAAAGTTTTCACCAATAGCAGTAGCTATATCTTCTATCTGTTGTTCGTTTTCCTCTAAAAAATCATTTAGATCGCCAAACTCTTTTTTTAATTCTGTAAAAAATCCATTGGCTACGTTGGTTTGAAAGTTAAAGTATTTATCCTGTAGCATGGATAAAGTACCAGTTAGAGTAGTAGATAAATCCTCAGTCGCCTTTGCAAATTGTCCACTACCAGAAAATAATTCTTCAAATCTAGCAACTGTTTCCTCTGCTGTAACTACTGCCCCTTGCTTAAATCCAAGTAAGGCTCTAACGCCTCGTTCTCTAAAAAGGTCAGCAGCACCTATACCACCTGAAAATGCTCTTTGAATTTGACTGGCGGTTGTCTCAAAATCAAGTCCAGTAACTGCTGCAACATTACCAGTTATCTCTAATATTCTATTAAGATCATTTGCGTCATCAGCTACAACTGCTAAGTTACCTGATGCTCTTGATATTTCCTCTAATGAAAAAGGTACTTTGGAGGCAAATTTTCTAAGATTATCAAATGCTAATGCACCCTCTTCAGCAGTACCAAATAAAAACTTAAATCTAATTTGTAGGCTCTCTACCTCTCTACCTACATCAACAAAACTCTTAACAATAGCACCAGCACCAATACCAATTAATGCACCTTTTAAACTGAAAACACTTCTTTTAAGATTGCCAAGATTTTTTTGAACGCCAGATAAGGCTTTAGTCGTTTTATCTCTTGCGACTATATCAATATTAACTTTTTTTGTAGCCATCTATTTTTTCATTCTATGTAGTTGCTCTTGCTTTTTTCTCTCTTCAATTTGCAATTCAAAATATGCAATCCACATATTAAACTCTGCAACTGACATTTGCAAGATTTCGCTAATAGTTTTGTGTAGTTTTTCTGCTACAACAAATATGGTTTGGAGTTCTGAGTTATTTTTTAGTTTTTTTTAACGTCATCAATACTGTCTTGTTGAGTACCCATGATCTGACTTGCTACTCTGGCAAGTACATCTGTATCTGCTTTTTGTTTGAAACTAAGAATATGAGTAGCATTAAACATTTTCTTATGGTCTTTATCTAATGCTTTTTCGATTATGACATCAACCAACACCCCAATATCATTAGAATTAGCACCTTTAAATATTTTAGATTTCTCTTGCATATTAAAAGGTTTGGCATAAATCGCTTTATCACCCACTAATCCCCACTCAGGGACTTCAATTATTTTAACTTCTAGTTCTTCAAAGTGAGAACGAATCCCATCAAAATAATCAATTTTTTCATCAGCCATAAATAACTAATTTATACTGTGCCGATAGTTAGACCACCTGAACCTTGTAATGAAACAGTTCTAGTAGTAACACCATCTAAAGTAACACCAACACTCATTCCAGTTACGATTCCAGTTCCTGATAATTTTTGTTCACCTGAACCTGAACCCTCTGGCATAAACTCTACACTCACACTAGCACCTTGTGTAAGGCTACCTTGTGCTGTGTCGTCATCATCAAAGTTCATATCAATAGATGCAGTAAAACTACCTCTACCAGTTATGAATGATTTCATTGAGTCTCCTAGAGCAGTGTCCTCTACTACATCGTGTGTAGTATCAATAGTAAAACCAGTAGCTTGTCCAATATTAGTACCACCAATATGAACTACTGCGTCTTTTCCATGATGAGTTGCCATAATCTATTACTCCTTTTTTTCTTTAGTTAATTCTTTTATAATCTTTTTAGTTTCCTGTGCAACTGATATTTTTTTATTTTTATCTTGCACTTGCCAACCTCGTTTTTGATAATACTCTAAAAAATCTGGTGCGATTTTTATTGTAGCATTACCTTTGGTCATAGTTATATCTTGTGCCATTATGCTGTCCCCCTTACAAATTCATACACTACTCTCACAGTTATACGCACCCCACCATAAGGATAGATAGTACCCTCGTCTGACGATGCCTCAACAATTTGTGTATCCAGTGCATTTCCATTTCTTGTTATATCATTATCAAGAGTTTCTTCAACCACTTCAATAATTTGGTTTCTTACTGTATCAATATTTGAGTCTGTGCCTTTACCAAATGCAACAATAAGAAAATCTATTGTCCCTGTGTATTTACCAGACCCAGTTGCACCTATAGCAGATGGTTCTCTTGATTCGTCCCCAGCTTGAATAAATGCTGCTGGAAACTGTGAGTCTGCTAATTCCTCAACCTCAAAAGGTTCTCTTGTTAATTTTTTAAACTCGATTGGGCTTGTAACTGCATCAAGTTTTGTAATTATATCGTTAGCTATATCTTCTCTTTTACTCATAGTCTCATTTCTCTAAAATAAAATCTATTGAACTCTTGTACTATTTTTTCTTCTTCAGTTCTACCAATAGCAAAAAAAGGTCTTGGAGGTAGTTTACCAACCCCTGTATCATGTCTAAATGCAATTTTTTCTCTCTCTTTGTTAGCAAAAAATAAAGTATTTCTTAAACCTCTTTTCCTAAAGTCTAAACTTCTAAACATTTTACCTGACAAAGTTAAATCAACAAATTTGTTTTTCTTTTTTTTAAAATCTTTACTTTGTTTGTATGCCTCAGAATATTGTATAAATCTACCACCATCAGGTTTTAATCCTTTTTGAGTTCTCTTTGTAATCATTAAGACTGCCATATTAGAAACTCTGTTAAGAGATTTTTGTATTGTTTTCTTTTGTTTTTGTGAAAGTTTTTTTAAGAAATTTCTTACTTCAATAACATTAGCATCAACATTAAGTTCTGCTACCATTATCGGACAAGTCTAAGCAAGTGCAAAGGCTCTTTTTCGCTGTCAGATACTGTCCCCCCACCATCTTCATCGTACTCAACTCCGTCACGCAATATTGCCTGAAACTCTTCCTCGTATCTATCTCTATAAAAATCTATTTGTACTTGGAAAGTATCTTTACCCTCGCCTGTATCTGGGTCACGCCATTTTGTTAGTATTGGATAAATGTATTTCCATAATGCTAAATAAACTACTGATTGTGTCCACTGCGAATCGGTAAGTTTACTATTTACCATTT